TCGGCGTATACAACTACCTCTACGCCACGCAGGGCAGAAGAGCCGCCAACCGGTTTCTGAGCGACATCGAGCCGGAGCTGGACAAGCAGTGGTTTTCCGGAGCGAACCGCGGCACTGTGGAAGCGCTGGGCAAGAACGCGGGGACGAGAGCGCTTGCCAGCGCCATGACCGTTGCGGCGCAGCCGGTGCGGAATCTGACAAGCGTAATCGCCATGGGAGAGGACGCGGTCCGGTCGCTGCGCGGGCAGGAGATCAATCCGTATTCCAAGTGGAGACAGCCGAGCAACATCACGCAGGAGCTGCGCGGAGACACGGCATCACACATCGAGGAGACAAACCCGGGTCTCGGCGGCAAGGTCGGCAGCTTTGTTTACAACACGGCGATGAGCGCCGCGGACAGCGCTGTGAATATGCTGGTCGCAAAAGGCTTCGGAGAAGCGGCAGGTTTTTCCGGACCTGCGCTGATGTCGGCGACGAACGTCATCGGCTCGCTGGCGATGTCCTCGGAGGTGGCGTCCCTCTCCATTGCCGAGAGCAAGGAAAAGGGCTATTCCAACGAGGGGGCGCTCGCGCTCGGACTTACCCGCGGCGCCATTGAATTTGCCTCGGAAGCCGTCGGCGGCGAGTGGGCGATCAAAATCTTCAAACAGAACCCGACGAATCTCATAAAAAGCGTGCTGCTGGCTATGGCTCCGGAGGGCGTGGAGGAAGTGATGTCGGACGCGGCGAACGGCGCGGTAAACCTCGTGGTGGACGCGCTTTTCGGCACGCAGGAGAGCGGCATTCCCAAGATGCTGGAGTATTACAAGCAGAACGGCACGCCGTTCCAGAAGGAACACCCGGAGCTTGCGACGTTCGCCGCCGTTCTCGGACAGGAGGGGCTTTCCTTCCTCGGCGGCGCACTTGCTTCCGTCGGCAGCAGCACCGTACAGAGCTACAGCAATAAACAATACGTTAACTATGTGGCGGAGCAGCTGGACACGACGGCGCAGGACGTCGTTCGGATGATGCGGGACGCGAAAACGGATGACCCCGGCATGGTGTACGCACTGGCGGAGCTGGTGGACGCGAAGAACGCGGACGAACTCCGGGCAAAGGTCGGCACGGGGAAAGACATGGAACGCGCTGCGGCGTATATGACGCAGCAGATGGAGGCAGGAGCGCGTTCCGATGCGAAGGAGAGTACTTATACTGCCCAGACAAAAAACGCGCCTACAGCCGCCAATACGGCGCAGAGAGAGGAAGCGACAATCCCTCAGTCGCCTGTCGCGGCTGCCGCGCAGGAAATCCAGAATACGGAAGGAGATTTGAACAATGGACAGAGCGCTTATCAGGGACGAGAAAACGGGTATGCTGGTCTCCGCGCCGGCGGACAAGCTGCCGCCGAAGCAGGAGCGCAAGCTCTCGCCGGCGGCGGAAAAGAAATTCCGGGAGGCGTGGGAGCGTACACGCAGGCGGATCTACGGCAAGTAACCCCGGCGCAGCTCGGCATCCGCGGCGGCGGGAACGAGACGATCACGCTCGTGGACGCGCAGCGGCTCGACACCAGAGCGCAGGCGGCGTATGACAAGGTGACTGCCGCCGGAATGGAGCCGGTGGCGTTCCGCGGCGAGATGTTCATCAACGGCACGGCGGTGAACGGCTATGTGGAAAACGGCAGGGTATATTTCCGCGTGGACGCGAAAACCGGGAGCGGGCTTGCCGTCTCCCCGGCGCTGATCGCGGAGCATGAGCTTTTCCACGCAAACGCCACGGAGGAGATGATCCGGACGGCGGACGACGTGGTACGCGAGAGCATGACCGCCGAGGAGTACGACGCCATGTATGAGAGCTACCGGGACGCCTACGCGGGCATCTATGATTTTGAGACCATGAGCGTGGACGAAATCGAGCGGCTGCTCACCGAGGAGATCGCGGCGGACGCCTATGCGGGGCTGAATTTCTTCTACGGTCGCGGCGAGATCGGCGACGCCATCCGCGCCGAGACGCAAAAAAGCGCCCCGGCTCAGAGAACCGAGACGCAGCAGGAGACGACGGGACCGCCGGGCAAAGCGAGTGCGGCGGGAATCAACGCCAGAACCGCCGACAGCGCCGCCCTGCGCCGCGCAGAAGCGCTGGAAAAGAGCGGGACGGACAATGAGACCATCCGGCAGGAAACGGGCTGGTATCGCGGCAGAGACGGCAAATGGCGCTTTGAAATCGACGATTCCGGGATGAAAACTCGGAAAGCCTACGTGTCGGAACGTGAAAAAACTCAGGCTCTGCGGGAATACACGGCGCGGTTCAAGAATCTCACGGGTGACGGGCTAACGAATGAACAGCGCGGAATGCTCAGAGAGTACGTAAGCCAGCGAGAAAGAGGTGAGTTCAGCGATAAAACCTATCAGCAGCTGACCGATGTGTTGGGGGACGAGTTTGAGAACTTCGCCGCAGCGCTGGAAGGAAAAATGAGCGCGTCTGCGGGGAAAAATGATTTATCTTTGGCAGAGTATATAAACCATCCGAAGCTCTTTGAAGCATACCCCGATCTGAAAAACGTGACAGTAAGGTTCGACTCTCTGCCGGATGGACAAAAGGGCTATTTCAGCAAGCGGGACAACACGATCATCCTGAGCGATTCTCTGTTCGGGGAAGAGACCGACGTTGTACTGCACGAGCTCCAGCACGTCATACAGAATACGGAAGGCTTTACCGGCGGCGCAAGCCCGCAATACTGGAACCGGGAGGCGACCTACAACGAAGCGACGGAAAAATATCGGGATAATCGGGCGCGGCTTCTCCATGGTCTGAGCGCAGAGGATCGGGCGCTGTACGACGAGTACCGCAGCACTGAACGCGAGATGGGAGCGATGCTCGACGGCTCCGTGCTCTACGATGAAAGCCGAATGGACGAGCTGGAGAAGCGCTCGGACGAGCTGTACAGGGAGCTTTACGGAAAGGAATGGTTCGGAAAGCTGAACCGGTACGACCGCATTCTCGGCGACGCGAGCGAAGCGGTGAAAGAGTTCTACTGGAACACCGCCGGGGAGATCGAGGCGAGAGACACCGCCGCACGCCGCCGGATGACCGCCGAGGAGCGCAAAAAAACGCCGCCCGATCTGGGCGACGCGGATACCGTGTTTGCGGATGGGTACACGACAAGCTACAGCATTGACGAGAACTTCGGGAAGAACGTAGACGACTGGGTGAAGAATACGCCGGTGGATGCGCTGAGTACGTCGCCGGGCTATTTCCGCGTGGGAACGACATCCGAGGCGCTGCAAAGCATCGGCGCAAGGACGGACAACATCTATATGCGGAAAAGCAAGATCGGGACAATCTTTGAGGAACACCCGGAAGTAACCGCGGATGTCATCAAAAAGGTTCCGGATATTCTCGAAAACCCGGTTTTGATTATGAAGTCACTTACCCGGTCGGACAGCATCGTGCTGCTGAGCGAAGAAAAGGCAAAAAACGGAAACAATCTGATGGTCGCGTTGGAGCTAACACCAAAGCCGGGCGGAAGGACGGAAGCGGAGTTTTCCCTCGTGACGAGCGCTTACGGAAGATCTGTCGGAAACCTGCAAAACCTGATCAACAACTCGGAACTTTTGTACCTTGACACAAACAAAAATAGAGCCGATACGTGGCTGATGCAGCTCAGGGTACAATTCCCGTCACGCCAACCACCGTATGGCTCTATAGGCAATATAGCATATGCCGAAGACGGTGTCAAGATTACAGGGAAAAAATTAAGCGAGCTCGGAGGTGTGGTGCAGAAGGCTTCTTCCGGGCGGGCGAGCGTAGAGGTGGAAGAGCAGAACGAAGCCGACAAGCGCCGGGAATGGTTCCGAAAGATGGCACAGCAGGACCGGCAGGAAGCTGCCCGGCTGATGAGAAAGGACGAGACGCTTGCCAGAGCCAACCGCGGGTATGGACGCCCGGCGCCGGACAAGGGTGCGGGGCAGGTATACCGCGAGCTGATGAGCAGCGGAAAGTCCGAAGTGGCAGCGCCGATCTCAATGGATCAGCCGAGGACGACCGTGTACAAGGTCAAGCTGGAATCCGACGCGCTCGGCGTCAATCATACCGCGACGATCCAGCACGCGGGGAGGCAGATATACAAGGAGTCCAGCCCCTTGAAGGAAGTGGCGGCACGAAACGCCGCAGAGTACGTCGATGCACAGGCAAACAAAAATTTCTCGGAGGAAAATTTCCAGAGAGCGAAGAAGCTGGAGGCGGAAAGAACCGCCGAGGAGGATGCCCGCATTGCCGAGCTGTTCGGAGATTCCGAAGATGCGGCTGCCGCCGAGCAGGAGAAAAAACGGACGGCGGCAAGACTGGAAGCTGCCACGACGGACGAGGCAACGGCAGGGAAGATCACTACCGAGGTCACAAAGACGGCGAAGAGCTTCCGGGAGAATATGGAGAGCATTTCGAGCGGCGCTATGCGGATGTTCGTGAACGCCGGGGACACGGTGCGGCGGATCGCCAAGGCGACCGGAAACAAAAGTCTGGAGGGCTACTACTTCAACGCCGGGGCGTATTCGCAGCGAGCGGGAAACTGGATCACCAAGGGCGGCGCACGCACCGACATCGACGGACACAAGATCGGATCAAGTCTTGCGGACACGCTTGCACCGATGCGGAAGAATGAGGCAAAGTATCGGGATTTCCAGCTGTATCTCTACCATATGCACAACGTAGACCGCATGATGTACGACAACTCCGCGGAGATAGCGAAAATCAAAGAAAATCTTAAATGGGTGAAGGACAAATTCCCCCAGCTCCGGGAGCTGTCTAAAAACGAGCTGCGGCAGATCGTGGAATATGACGGCGATTCGCCGGTCGTGCGGGCGGAGGCGCATGAAGTGTTCCTTGCTGCCCACAAGGGCGAGCCGCGCAGGATAACGTCCGTTGCGACCGCCGCCGCGTATGTGCTGGAGCTGGAAAAGCAGAGAAGCATTGCGGAGCGGCAGGGACTGAAGCCCGTGTTCGGATACGAAGTGACGGCGGAAGAAAGCCGCGAAACGGCAAAGCTGCTGGAGGATACCAACCCGGAGTTCAAGCAATGGGCAAAGGAAGTATACAAGTATTCCGACGACCTGCTTGCTTATCGCGTCAGAGCGGGACTCATTACGGCGGAGTATGCTCGGAATCTGCAAAAGCGTTACCCGCATTACGTTCCCACGCTGCGAGAAGGAACAAACAGCAGAGCGGGGAGAAAAGCCCGGAAAAACGGCGGGATTACCGTGTCGAACGCCATAGGAAGAGCTGTAGGCGACGACGCTGTGCTGCTGCCGCTGCACACCGCACTGAGCCGGAAAACGGTATCCGTGATGCGAAACGCCGGCATAAACCAGCTCGGAGCCGCGCTGCTGGACGAATACGAGGGCAACAAAAAGCGCGTGGAAAAGTATATCTGGAATGTCGCGGAAAGCGAGTATACGCCGACGGACGCCGTCATCGAAAGCGACGAGGATTACCAGCCGGTATTCCAAAACATCTTCTCGGTGAAGCGCGACGGAAAGGTTTACGACATCACGATGGACGAGGGGCTGACGCAGGCGCTGAATGCGTTCCAGCCGGACAAATACGGCAATCTCCCCGTGGCGCAGGGGCTGAAAAAGCTCAACGACCTGTTCAAGGCTCTCTGCACAGGGTACAACCCGTTTTTCATGGTGCGGAACGCCGTGCGCGACTGGCAGGACGCGGGGTTCTACTCCACGGACTGGACCACGTGGGAAAAAATGTACCCGGTGGCGATTGTGCAGATCGCAAGGAACGGCGAAATCTGGCAGCAGTACAAGGCGCTGGGCGGCTCCTACGCCTCCATGCTGGACTATACGACCGGCATGGTGAAGGAGCCGAAAAGCCTTGCGGGGAAGGTGTGGGCAAAATATGAGTCGTTCGGACAGGCAATCGAAGCTGCGCCCCGTCTTGCGGAGTTTATGACCATCCTCGCCAACAAGGGCGGGAGCAAGACGGTGAACGGAGTGAAAACCGGGAAATTCACGCAGAACGACCTGATGGAGGCGATGCTGGGCGCGGCGGACATCACGACAAACTTTGCCCGCGGCGGCACCGTGACGAAGGCGCTCAACCGGTATTTTGTGCCGTTCCTCAACCCGTCCGTGCAGGGGTTCGACAAATTTATCCGGAACGCCACGGACATTGTGCAGCGGCGGGACGTGAAAGCGGCTGCGACGCTCATTCTGAAAGCGGCGCTTATCAATCTGCCGCCGCTGCTGTTGAACGGTCTTATGCACGGCGACGATGACGAGTGGGACGACATCCCCGCCAACACGAAAGCGAACTACTATCTCATCAAATGGGGAAATGGCTACTGGATCAAGATCCCGAAGGGACGCGCCATTGCCGTGCTGAGTACCGCCGCGGTGTACGGGCAGGAGAAGCTCAACGGCAGAGACGTGAAGTTTTCCGACGTGTTCGAGGTAATCAAAAGCAACGTCGCCCCGACGGACATCTTCAATCAGAACATCGCGACGGCGTGGACGCAGACAAAGCTCCTCAACTCGGACAACCCCGGCACGACGTGGTACGGCGGGAACATCGAGAGCGAGAGATTGCAGAATTACCGACCGGGCGAGCGGTACGACGAGAAAACGGACGAGCTTTCCAAATGGATCGGAAAAACGTTCAACCTGTCGCCGAAGAAGATCAATTATTTGTTGGATCAGTACTCCGGCGTCATCGGAGACATCCTCCTGCCGCACATTACGCCGGCGACGAGCGCGTCGCACCCGCTGCTCGCTGCGCCGAAGGCGGCGTTCACCATCGACACAACCAGCAACAACCGCGTGACGAGCGAGTACTACGACCTGCTGGATGATCTCAAGTACGATAAGAACGACGGGGATCTCGGCGCGGAAATCACGCGGCGGTATGTCTCCCACGCCGGGGACACGGTGAACGACTACTACGCGCAGATCCGCGAGATACAGAACGACAAGACGCTTTCCAAGGGCGAAAAGAACCGGCTCGTCCGCGCTTTGAAGGCGCAGCTCATTGAGCGGCAGAGGGAGATCATCGCCAAGTCGGAGCCGTACCGCGAGGCGGTGAACAAGTATCTCAAGGAGCATCCGGAGCTTTCCTCCGACAACGACGCCGCCATTGCGGAGTTCGCTGAGAAGTACGACATCACAGAGGAGCAGGCGGAGAGCCGCATGGACGCCATCGTCTACCGCGAGATCAACCGGGAGATCTTCGGCGCGGAGTACGCGCTGAAAACGTACAGCTCGGACGTGTACGACAAGGCACGCACCGCCTACGGTAAGGGCGTGAGCTACGACACCTACTACGACTACTATTTCGCCACGAAGGATATGCACGCCGACAAGGACGAGAACGGCAAGAGCATTTCCGGGTCAAAGAAGAAAAAGGTCGTGGAGTACATCAACTCGCTCGACATTCCCGCCGAGCAGAAGGACGCGCTGTACATTGCCGCTGGGTACAAGGAGAACAGCCTGCGGTATCAGCCGTGGAACGGAGGCAGCGGCTCCGGCAGGGGCGGACGGCGCAGCAGAAAGGCAAAGGCGCTCAAGGCTCCCGCCGCGCCGAAGGCGGCGAAGAACGTAATTCCGGAGGCGAAGGTCTCGACCAACGGAACGAAAGGAAACGCCATCGCGGACTTTGCGAAGATGTCGGGCGGAACGGACATCCGCAAGGCGACGGAGAAAGCCGTGGACACCGTGATCAAGCACGGCAACCGGACGATCACCATCAAGGGGGGCAGCCCGCTGGACTACTTTTTGAAGCACGGCAAGCTGCCGAGTTCAAGGTAAGAGAAGCTCCCCGCGATAAGCGGGGAGCGGGATAATGCGCAGGATTTGCGCCGCGTGACGCTTGCAGCGTGTGCCACCGCGAGGCGCTCCGAACGAAAGGAGCGGCTATGCAGTTCAACAATCTCACGCGCCCGGAAGCGGAGCACTTCCGGAGAGAATGCAATTTTACTGAGCTGGAGCGAAAGGTATTCGATCTCCGGGTATCGGACAAGAGCATCGTCGAGGTATGCATGGCGCTGAGCCTGTCCGAATCGGCGGTGAACCGGAAGATCCGGTGCATCAAGGCCAAAATGGCGAGAGTTTAGCGACAGTTTCCCGCAGCGAAAGAGGGAGCTTCCCGACAGGGCGGCTCTCTCTTTTTATGCGATGATTTCTTTAGCCGGAGCGCTACGGTGAAAATTTTTAAGGAGGAATCATTGTATGGAATACGCATCCAAAGCTACGGGCGGGACCGCCCTCGGTCTCGGCATCGCCGGTACGGCCGGTTGGCTGCTCAACGGCGGTCTCAGCAATCTTTTCGGCGGCATGGGGAACAACGCGGCGGCGGCTGCCGTCCCTGCCGTTGCCGGTCTCGCTGCCGGTATGGCGGCGCAGAAGTGCGGAGACGACGCGCCGGTCAGCCGCTACGAACTCGATCAGGCGCAGACCATCGCGCAGAAGGACATGGAGATCGCCTACTGGCGCGGGCAGGACGAGACGAGCCGCAAGATCACGGACGCCTACTCCAAGCTCGAAAGCCGTATCCTCGATCTTGCCGGAGAGGTTCGCTCGAACAAGGAAGAGCAGAACGGCATCAATCTCCAGCAGGCGGTTTACAACGGCACGAACACCGCCGCCGTCGGCTGCATCCAGGCGCAGGTCGCGCAGCTTCAGGGTCTCACGAAGCTCGTCGTCCCGAACAGCTCCTGCTGCCCGGGCTGGGGCGAAGTGACCGTCAAGCCCGCGACGACCACCACGACCACCTGACCCACGCCGGGCGGGGGAGGTGAAATTCCCTCCCCCGCTTGATCTTATGAGGAGGATATGACTATGGTTTCTTATGCAGAGCTTCAGACGCGCCTTACGCGGTTCGTTGACGCGGAAATGCTGCCGCATATGACCGGCGGGAAGCGGATCCTGCTCGGCGGATACGCGGCGCTCGCCACGAAGAACGCCGCCGGGATGCTGCAAGGAATGAAGGACAAGCCGCTCGTGGCACTGACCGGAGCGGTATCCGAAGAAGGCGTGGACGTGGACGCACTCTTTTCGGCGGTTTCGCCGTACATCAACGAGCCGGTGCTGATCTCGCTGCCGGTCGTCGGGGACTTCCGGTTCGACCGCGGCGACTTTGAGAAATTATACCGCTATCTGAAAGGAGAAATGTGAGATGAAAAAAATCCAGTGCCTTGTTAAGGATATGGGCTATGAGCTGGAGGCTGCCGAGCACTACGCAAAGCACGCCCTGCGAAACAAAGACGAGGACAAGGAGCTCGGCGACGTCTACGCGAGAGTGGCGCGGCAGGAGCTGGAGCATTGCGAGCTGTTCCACGCGCAGGCGGTGCGGCTCATCCGCGAGTACGACAAGGAGCCCCCCGAAAGTATGCGCTCGATCTGGGAATATGAGCATGATCGGATCATGGAGCGGGAAGCGATGATCCGAATGAAGCTCGCGCTCTATGACGGGAGATAAAGCAACCCGTACAGTACGGTGAACTGTTGGAAATTTGTTGGTAACTGACACGGAATACAACAAAACAGAAAGAAACGGGAACGCCGAAAAGCGTTGAAAAATCAGGGTTATTTCGTGCGGTATCGTGTAAAACTTTCTGTCGAATAAAATTCACACGCATGAGGTCGATGGTTCGAGCCCATTCGTCTCCACCAAAAAAAGCCTGTAATCTCAAGGATTACGGGCTTTTTTATTTTCGGCTTTTTCGCTTTTGTTGGGGATTTGTTGGCAACTGACTGCCTTGTTCACTGCCGCGGAGAGCGTTTCGTGGGAAAATTTGGTATAGTATTTCAAGGTCGTATCATAATCGGCGTGTCCAACGACGGTTTGCAGGATCTCTGGGCGTGTTCCAGCTTCGACGTTGGCAGAGATAAAAGTTTTCCTTGAAGTGTGCGGTACTTTACGCTCAATACCGAGGGATTCGAGAAGGGGATAATAGTCTCTCTTGCGGAAGTTGCTTACATCGTGAGCGCCGGAATACCCATCAATCAAGCGCGTGCCGCCGGTATCGAGCGCACGCTGCCGGATGCGTGTGTAGCGCGGAAGGATTATGTCGGGGATTGGAATGCTGCGATCACGCCCGGCATCGGATTTGCTGCCCCACAGGATCCATTTGTCGTAACAACATTCCAGCGGGACGGTGAACAATTCGTTGATACGCGCTCCGGTATACATGAGAAGAAGAATAATGTCCGCCGTATCGCTCTGCGAGGCGGCGAGCTTTGCCAGCTCTTCCGGCGTAAATGTAACGACGGGCTTTTTCTTTTCCGCCGGAAGAACGATAAACTGCGCGTAGTTCACTTGGAGAATTTCCTCTCTGATCCCCCATTTGGAAATCTGGCTCGCAAGCTGTTTCACCTTGTCGCAGGTACTTCGGCTCTTCCCTCGCATTTCGTCGATGGCGCTCTGCCAATCTTCGGAACGAATTTCTCGAAGTCTTGTGCTGTACAGCGGTGCAAGGTGCTTCCATGCCGAACAATATCCTTCCTGCCCTTTTTCACCGAGGGTACGAAACTTTTCGGATTGCCAGAGATCGTGCGCTTCCGCGAGAGTATAATTATATCTCTCTGTCAGAGGAGTACGCACGAGCAGGGACAGAGCTTCGTCTGCCTCTTTCGCAGTCGCATAGTACCCGACGGTCTGACCGTCCTTCTGTGCCACCCATGGGCGGGATCTCTTCCCTTGCAGTTTCCATACAGAACCGAAGCCGTCGGCGCGTTTGCGCCGGCGTTTTTTTGTTTTTGACTGCTTTTTCCCGCACCAGTTGCAGTACAGCGAGTTTTCCGGGATCTCGCGGGAGCAGCTGCAGCACTTCATTATTTCTGCTCCTTACGCTGCCTGTGGCGGCGGCAGACGCGGACGATGACGAGAACAACCATCACTGCGGCGACGGCGACGCAGAGCATCGAGAACACGGCGCCAAAGCTCCACCGCCCGCGGAAGAAACCAATCTCCGTGCAGCGAAGATCCATCGTTACACACCAGACGACGAGGACGAGAAAGAACACGCCGAGCATCAAGAGGACCGTCCGGAGATATTCGACGTCCCGTTCGGCGGACTCACACCGCGCTTTCCAGTGGGCGGCGTCCTGACGGGCAAGCTCCGTCTCCGAACGATTGCTCGGCGAGAGGATGCCGAAGGTATCGTCGAGCGAGACGTGCAGCTCCCGGGAGATGCGCACGACCGTATCAATGCAAGGGTTTGCAGATCTGAAGGAGAAAGCATACTCCACGGTGCTCGGCGACAGATCGGCGGCTTCGGCAATGTCCGAGAACGTGCGCGTACTCTTCGCCTCTCTCCAGCGGTTTTTCAACACGTCCATTTCGTTTTCGTTCATGGTTTCCATCCTTTCGTTATTCCAGTGGCAAGCCGGGATATATCCGAGGGGTAAAACACTATACTCCGGCTCGCTCACAAGGCGTTCGGTTTCAGAATCCGGGAGAGTATGCTACGATACAGGCACAGCAGGGCGAGCGGGACGCCCTGCGGCGGACGCCCGGGGCGGACTTGTGGCACGATCACCCCGGGCGCCTTGCCTACACTATAGAACAAATGCCAAAGAACGACGCAAAAAAGATAAAAGTTTGTTGTAGTATACAAGAAAATGACAGGAAATGCAACAAAACGACAAGGGGGGAAGAAATGGAAGAGACGAAGATCGAGGAGATTGTGCGGATGCTGCGACGGATGGACATACGGCAGCTGCGGAGGGTGTACTTCTTCGTGCTGGGGATGACGTAGCAAAAAGGAACCCGTCGGAATTTCCGACGGGTTCCTCCTCAATTATGAATACCTATTTTGAGCCAGAACGGCGTTATAATTACACTTATCCGGTATGCCGATAAACCTCATGTCCACGGTTTCGCGGTACTTCTCGACTATGCGGGTAAACTCTGCGATGTAATCTTTCTTTGTAGGATCGTCCGGAAGACGTTTGAGGAGCATGATAATGTAGGCGAACAAGGAATTGTTCTTTATTTCCGGATTCGCCCGCAGAAAGTATGCAGAAAGCTGCACGGGCTTGGACATTTTCGTATTGTAAAGCCTCGCGGCATGAGCACATTTGTTGCGAAGAATGGTGATGCAATGAAGATGGTTGGAAAGCACTTCGCGGCCGGTGCCGACAGCATTGGCAATCAGATCCTTATCGGAGTAATACATTGAGTTGTACAGCTTTGAGAGATTGGAAAACGAAAGTATCTCCGTGATGACCCAAAGAGGCTCGTGTCCGCCGTATCGCTCTCTGTGGTGGCGCATGACAAGACTGTCCCCGTAGTATTCGGCCTTGTCACTTTCGTATTTACGCATTACATCGTGATAGCTCTGCTTACGATAAAAGTTGTGATCATCGTAATGCTGATCGTGCGGAGGAGCGCTGCAGCGTGAAAGGGAAAACCAATGAGAGATCTGCGTGCGATAGTAAACCTCTGCGATTTCTATGTATTTCCGAAGAAAGTTGCGGAGATCAGAGTCAAAATTATAAATCGCCATAAGGTCTTCAAAAGCGACATCTTTCAAATCGCTGTCATTTTGGGAAAGCCTATATGGAAGAAGGTAACCGGACAAGCGGTAATAGCTAATATGCTGGAGAACACGGATAGCTTCGCTGCGGTCGTTCACAACAAGGTGATGCTCTTCCATCTTGTCCGCCAATTCATCAAAGGGCAGCGGTTTCTTTAAGTCCATCTGTACACCCACCTATAAAGAAAGCCGAGCCATAAAAGCTCGGCTTGGCCCCCGGAGCAATTAAATCTCCAAGCAGCTCTGTTGCTATTATCTTATGGGAAAGTGTTTGGAAAGTGATTAACAAATTGTGAACAAACTGTGAATAAACGGGCAAACTGCGGCAAAAAGCGGTCATGTGCGGCGTTTAACAGCGTTCAGCACCGTTTTGCACCTAACTGCACCGAAAAACGGAAAAGAGAACGGAGGTCAATCTCCGTTCTCTTTTTCTTTTTGCAGGGCGTTGTAGGATTCGTAGACGTTGCAGACGAACTCAAGCGCGGAGCGGATGGTGGTATCGGACGACTTGCGCAGGGCGTCAGTCGCTGCCGTGCCAGCGGTACGCTCGGCGGAAACCGGCGTCCATAGCTTCACGAACGGTGGAGACGTATTTCTCGCCGGCCTCTGGGCTTATGCGGATACGGTCATACTGCTGATCGAACGGAAGATGGAATATCTTCTCGCCTTCTTTTGCGATGTTGCATTTAATAACCGGATAGGAGTCAAGATCGCGAGAGTGATAATTCTGCTCAAAGTCTATGTTCAGAGCATGGGCGTACTGCTTGGCAACGTCTGAGAGCGGGCAGGTAGTTATAAGCAAGCCTTTGGGAGATGAGCTGGGGTTCTCAATCCCGTAGCTCATAACGCTGCCAAAGAGCTGAAACACGTGCTTTTCGTGGATCGTCTTCTCCTTCGCCCAGCGTTTGCATTGGATGATGAGAGTTTGACTGTTCTTTTGCGCGATGAGATCGCGGCACAGGTCGTTTTTGCCGTTCAGCGCACCGAAGAAAGACACCTTCCATCCGTTCATTTCGTACAGGTAGCCGATGTATCGCTCAAAGTCACGGCCAACTTGCCAGTTGCTGCGCGGCCTGCGCCGCCACCGGTCCAAAGCAAGTTGGAATTTTCTTTCGTCTGATAGGGACACATACTCTGAATCGGAAAGCCAGTCGCGCAGAGAATCGCGATCCTCAGAAGATTGAGAAGCCTCACAAAGCTCACTCGTAGTCAGATCGGCTATAGAGGATAGCTGCGGGAAAAACGCCTCATATTCAGAGATTTGATATTCAAGCGCCTTGACCCGCTGTGTAAGCTCGCGCTTTTCTCTGGCTATACGAGCGACGTCTTCGGATGCGCGGACAGCGGGGCGAGCTTTCTGAGCGAGGCTCTTGGCAAGGCGTTCATCATAAAGACAATACAGGTCTGCAATCTGCGCCGCAATGTAAGGGTACTGCTGAGACTTGTCATAGATGATCTTGCGGATATTTTGGTCAAACGTTTGCTTTTGCATTTCGAGCTTACGTTCATCTTCAAATAATTTCTGTTCTCGAGCGAATAATTCGGAGTTTTTTAAGGCACGTACAGTAGGGGAGCCTTTTGCTTCGAGCAAATCCTTTTCCATCTTGGCATATTGGGCTTTCCATTCGGCAAAAGAAATCGTGTATTTTTTTCTCCATTCATCAACGGCGGCGCAGCTGCTTTTCCAGCGGACGAATAGAATGATGGAAATACACAAGAAAATGATGCAAAACGCGGAGTCGAACATTTTAACACCCTCCTTGCTTTATACGCGGAGACAAGGAGAATATAGCAAAAATTGATAGAAAAAACAAGAAAAAGGAAGCGGATCACTTCGATTCGCTTCCTTTTTCTTTTTGCAGGGCGTTGTAGGATTCGTAGATCTCACGGATGAACTGGAGAGCGGGACGGATAGCGGATTCAGGTGTTTTCCGCAGGGCGTCGATGAACGCCAGTACTTCGGGCGAGGCGTCCCCTTTGGCGAGAGAACCAAAGAAGCGGGCGCGATCTTCGTCCTCCGTGAGCTGCTCAAACATTTCTCCTTCGCCGGAACGGAGCCAGTCTTCGTTAACATCGAACTCACGGCAGATTAGTGAGATTGCGGCATCCGAAGGGGAAGTAATATCCAGATCCCAGTTGGATACGGCACCGCGCGTAATGTGAAGACGGTTTGCAAACTCTTGCTGCGTGAGGCCAAGAGCCTTGCGAAGCTCCTTTGTTCTGGTTGCTACGGACATAGGCAGCACCTCCTTTCGAGAGCACTATAACAGCAAAAGAGAGAAAATGCAATAGCCAAGCAACAAAAGCCAAAAAATAGCTTGACAATAGCCACTCGCAAGCGTATATTTGCAATAGACAAGCAAGGTGGGTGCGATTTGGATAATGAAAAACGGCTCTATAACATATGGAGCTGCATGAAGCAACGATGTAACAACCCAAAGCATACTGCGGCGGCATGGTATCACGATAGAGGGATTCGCGTATGCGATGAGTGGGAACACGATTTTGAGGCTTTCAAAGCATGGTCCTTGAAGAACGGCTATGCACCGGCTTTGTCGATTGACAGAGTCGATCCGGACGGTGATTACACGCCGGATAATTGCCGGTGGATTCCTCTTGATGAGAACAGAAAGCGGGCGAGGCGTCCTGCGACGTGGCGAAAAAAAGAGCCTCGCGCATATGAAGTTTGGTATGTGGCGGGACAATCTGGGTGGGCGGTCGTAGAAAAAACGGGACTTACACGCAAAGAGGCTAAACAGTATTGCAAAGAGTGGGACGAAGAGGATTTGGAAAGGCGGATCAGAGAAGGTTGGAAGCCATACACCGCCGGTATGCGCGTTATTAGACCAAAAGAAAAAAGAAAACCAGGCGATTTTATCTTATTTGGAAAATCTGAAGGAGGGTTGGAGTCATATGTCGCCAGAAGAAAAAAGAGCAGCTATGAAAGAAACGCTTAAAAACATCGAGCGAATGCTGAGCAGACTCGACGGAGAGCAGCTGCGGAGAGTGTACTTCTTCTTGCTCGGGTTTGTTGGATAAGGAGGTGAGATCATGAGTGAAGAAATCAAAGAGATGATCCTGGACGCTGTGCGGAAGCTGGAGACGCTGCCGCCGATGCAGCAGAGTCTGTGCGTCGGGTTCGTGCTCGGAGCGGGCGCGACCGAGAACACCAAGAAGGACGAGAAGGAGGTGGGGTAAATGGAACCGACGATGACGCTGGTCGAGCTGGCGGCGGAGTTTCGGGCGCATGGAATCTCAACGTCTCTGGTGACTCTGGGAGACGGGATCGAGCAGGGAGTTTATCCCTTTGCGATCTGCATCAAGGGAAAACAGCGGACGTTTCAGATCTCGCGTTACCGCGCGGCGGAGTGGCTCCGCTGGTTTACAGGGGAGGGCGACAATCCCTCAGTCTCGCCTACGGCGAGCCAGCTCCCTTTGCACAAGGGAGCCTGAACCCCTCCGTCAGCCTTCGGCTGACACCTCCCCTGTTAGGGGAGGCAAGGGAGCTTCGGGAGACATTTTGGAAAGGACGAAGAACGATGAAAGGCATTTGTTTTTTGTGCGGGAATTTTGAGCAGCTCGAGGAGCACCACATTTTCGGCGGGGCGCGGCGTCCAGCATCGACGAAGTACGGGCTGACTGTCCATCTCTGCCCGTGGTGCCACCGGATCGACGCAGACAGCGCCCACCGGAGCGACGAGACCGCCGAGCTGCTGCACCGGTACGGGCAGCGCCGGGCGATGAAGGAGCAGGGCTGGGGCGTGGAGGAGTTTATCGCGCACTTCGGGAAGAACTACCTCGACGAGGCGGAGATCTGGGAGCTGGAGCATCCGAGCCGCGACTGGGACAACGAGGAAGCCTTTCATCTGATCGAGGAGGAGGCGCTGTTGCCGTTTTGAAGGACCCATATATTTGCTACCGGACGAGCTGCCGGTATCACGCCGGGCGCGTGGACGGAGGCGTACCGAGCTGCAATTACTTCTTCATTACCGGGCGGACGAAAACCAGTCTCGGCGAGGCGGACATCACGCGGAGGTGCGGGCTTTACGCGCCGGGGGAGAGGGCGACGCCGGACAAGCAGCTGATCACAGTGTCGGCGAAAAGCCCGCCGCGGCGGAAGAAGCCGGTCGTCCCGCGCAAGGAGGATCTCCGGCGGCGCACCGGCGGGAAGAGATACGACTGGGCGCAGTTCCGGGCGCTTTACGATGAGGGGTACACCGACCGCGCCATCGCCAAGGAGATTGGCTGCTACAGCGATACGGTGAGAAACTGGCGCATAGGCGCGGGGCTGCCGCCGCACCCGCACAAGGACCGGATCGAGCCGGAGACGCTCCGGAGGCTCTGGGGCGCCGGGATGAACGATACGCAGATTGCGGAGAGGCTCGGCACATCGCGGCAGACGGTGCAGAAGAGCCGCACCCGGCTGGGACTGCCGGCGCACAACCCGCAGAACTCGCACGGGAGGGTGAAAACATGATGACGTGCCGGGACTGCCCGCACATCGCGCTGGAGCAGTGGCCGCAGGGGAAAACGGCGGTACGGTGCTTCTGCGTGGGGAACGGACGGTATTTCGGGCGGGTGCTGGGCGTGACGAGCGCCGGCAATCCCTACCCGGACCGGATCCCGACGCCGGCGTGGTGTGGGAAACGGAGGAAGGAAGCGACGGGGGACGACAATCCCTTGGTCAGCCTGACGGCTGACAGCTACCCTTACACAAGGGAGCCTTAATAAGGAAGGAGATATTCGATGATTCCGAAGGTAATTAAGTGCAGGTACTGCAAGAAGCCGGTGATGTTCGTACCGGGACCGCGGGGGCTGCTGTGCGTGGAGGCGGAGCTGACGCCGTACCGCTTCCGAAACGCCGAGGAGAGCAGCTGCGACATGGTGACGCTCTACACCAACAACGGCACGCCGCTGCCGGTGATCGAGTGCGGCGAATACGAGGCGCGGGGCAGCGCCCACAAATTCCACTTCTGCCCCAAAAAGACGAGAGAGAGGAAAGAAAAATGAGCCGAAGCAAGGCGTTGTTTGTGACGGCGCTCGTAATGACGCTGATGAGCGCGGTGATCTTCTTTATCTGGCTGAACGGAAAGGGGTTCGGGATCGTGGAGGCGCTGTTCGCGCTTTACGGCTACGGCTCGTTCGCCGCCGATCTGTGCCGCTGGATGCGCATGCCGGACGCGGCGATCCTCCGGGGAGGGCGGCATGGGTGAACACATAGAACGCGAGCGGCTGCTTCGTAAGTTCAACATTGATGACATGATGAACGTAAACGGAACGTTGATTTCCCTGCGTGAAGCGCGAGAGACGATTTCAAACTTTCCGGCTGCTGATGTTGTGACGGTGGTGCGGTGTGAGAAATGCGCACATCACGAAGATGAGCAGCCGGGGACGGTTTACTGCCAACAGATCGTTGGCGGGTGGGTTCCGAATGAGTTCTTCTGCGCCGAAGGGGTAGAACAAAACGATAGAAGGAAATCAATGGGCCGACTGATTTCTGCTGACGCATTGATAAAGAACCATTTTTTGGACGAACACAACATTGCTTTGTCTTATGCCAACAAGATATGGATGCGGCAAATCATAAATGCTGAGCCGACCGTTGACGCCGTTCCGCGAGAACTTTTTGACAAGCTGCTGAAAGACATGTGCGAAATGTGCTTCATGTGGGGTGATGGGCTGTGTCCATTTTGCGAGTGGAAGGAGTACCGGACAGATGCAAATGAACCGAATAGAGCATGATCTGTGGGTGCGGGCGGTGAATGAGCTTTGCCGGGCGTGTCCGTTTACGAGATGCCCCGGACAGGAGAAGTGTGTGATGCTCGCGGAGCGGATCGTGGAGATGAAGGAGGAGATGCGATGAGCGTTGAATGGAACGCTTTCTTTGCTCTTCGACAGAGGGTGTTTGATGCGGTCAAAAAGGCGGCAGGGGGAAAACGAAGGCCATCTGACGGATGGCTCCAGGTCGCCCGAGAGTTTCCTGGCTGCTTTTCCGATGAGAAAGATGTCCTGTGGCGAATCACCCTGAATGTCTATTCCATCGGCGATCCGGAAATCTGCTACACATATACGGGAAAAACCTTCGCTGAAGCGCTTGATAAGGCTGCAAAGGACATAGACGAGATGCTGGCTGATGAGCATAGAAAGGAAATCGCGGAATGAAGGAGCGGGTTTTGTGGGCGTGCGGGGCGTGTGGCGGTGGAACAGGAGGGCAAACAAATGAAGAGGGCGGTTCTCATGAGCATCAAGCCGCGTTGGTGCGAGAAAATCCTTCAGGGCGAAAAAAGGGTTGAGGTGCGGAAAACGCGCCCGACGCTGATGCAGACGCCCTTTAAGGTGTATGTCTACTGCACGAAGCCGCGATTTGAACACGAGGATTTCTTCGCGCTGGTGGGAAAGCAAGGCTTTTATGGCGGAGGGAAAGTCATTGGCGAGTTTGTGTGCGACCGAATCGACCGGCTGGCGCGTATCGGATACACCGGCGACCAAGAGAGACCGAAGTACCGAATCGTGGACGATTGGCATTATGCGCATGACATCTCGCGACTTCTTGAATCGGCGTGCTTAACGGAGGAAAAACTCGAAACGTACCTAAGAGGGGGAACAGGGTTCGGGTGGCATATCTCCGATCTGAAAATCTACAGCAGACCGGTTGATATAACAAACTTCTTCAGCTGCCTCGGTTGCGAGTACGTCGGAGACTGCGACACGTACTGCTGGGATCCGGTACAGATTCCGCCGCAGAGCTGGCGCTATGTAGAGCAAAACGAAGGAGTGCTGAACTGATGCAGGTGAACCGCCTGGAGCATGATATGTGGCGGGAAGCCGCGATGAAAAACTGCTGGAAGTGCGAGGACGGATGCTCAGAGCCGTTCGGCTGTGTGATGCTTGCCGAGCAGGTCGCGGAGATGAAGGAGGAGCTGAGGGAACAGACGTGAAGGAGCGGGTTTTATGGGCTTGTGGGGCGTGCGCCGCTGCGGCGGCGCTGCTCGCGGTGCTGGGGCATATTTTTTAGCCGAAACGGGCGGAAGCCCGTCGCATGGGGATGACCGCCCATGCCTGAGGATGGCAGGTCGCAGAAAGGACGGATGTTTATGTCGGCCGTGGAGAAGATCGAGCGGCAGCAGGCGAAGGAGAAGGGGCGCACCGCCGCGTGGATGGTGGGAGAGCAGCTCAAGGACATGGCCCGGCGCGAGCTGGAGAGCGCGGAGCTGCTCGACAAGGATCTCGATGTTCCGGAGATGAGCATTCAGAACGCCGAAAAGAAAATCAAGGCGTATGCCGACGCGCACAAAACCGGGAGCTTTGCGTGCGTGACGCCCGTGGAGGCGGAGAGGATTTTGCGGGAATTTTACGGGCTGACGGCGCGGGCGGAGCAGAGCAGCGCCCCTACGGGCGACAATGGGGGCAACGCCGGGATCATTGATCTGGGGGCGTTTTTATGACTCTCTCGGAAACGCCGCCGGAGGGGCTGCTGGACTGGATCAAGGCGCAGAAGCTCGACTGGCGGGACTATTTCGTCTACCGCGCCGGATGGCAGACGGAGCCGCTGACGGGGCTGCGGCACAAATGCGTGGATGCCGTGTGCTCGGCGTGTGGGGAGACGGTGAAGCTCTCGTATGTGCCGGGCGGCGGCTGCGGGCACGCGGGATACAGCGCCCCGTTCGGATTTATGCATCCGGCGAGCGGGGACGCGCTCATAAGCGGCGACAAGCTCGCCTGCCCGATGTGCGGCGAGGAGGTGGAGGCGCGGCACATTTCGAGCGCGACACAGCTCAAGCGCTATGTATGGCCCATGACGGCGGAGGCGCAGGGCGGGAAGCTCATTCTCTATCTCTGGCGCGTGTGCCGGGACGTGGAGAAGAGCGGGCGCGTCACATGGCGCGTTGATCCGTGGGAGGTATACGCCTTCGGCAGGACGAGCGCCGCACGCTGGCGGCACTGGAAGAAATACATGACCACGACCTACATCATCCCCGGCTGGGAGGAGCGGAAGCGGTTTGCCGACTCGATGCTGGACGTGGATCTCGTGTACTGCCCGGAGGGGTTGGCGAACATATACGCGCAGACGGAGTGCGCCAACTGCAAGCTGGAGACCTATATGGGAGTGGAGACGGAATACCGATTCCCGGTCGCATGGATGAAGACCTGGCAGCGGCACAAAAACGCCGAGGCGCTGATGGCGCCGAACGCAAGAAAGCTCGCGGCGGCTCTCATCGCCGAGGGGAAGCGCTCTCCGACATATAACAAATACTGGTCGGAGAAGACCGACGTTCTGCACAACATAAAATGGAAGGCAAAAAAGCCGCACGAGCTGCTGCGGATGACGAAGGAGGAGCTCAACTACTTCAACGGCGCGGAGGACGCGCCGAAGCGCTTGAAGGCGCTGCTGCTTGCCCGGAAATATAACGTTCCCTGCCGTCTCGGCGAGGAGGTCACGGCGACGGCGGAGGAGCAGCAGGAGGGCTGCCTGAAGCGCGGGGTGCTGCCGTCGCGGGCGGAGGCGTATATCGCCAGGCAGAAAAAGCGGTACAAAAATTCGCTGTGGTTCAACTATCTGCTGGATTACTGGAGCATGGCGGAGATGGCGGGAGAGGATCTCACAGACCGCGACGTTCTGTTCCCGCAGAATCTCAAGCGGGCGCACGATCAGATGCAGGAGCGGCAGAAGGCAGAGGCCGCGGAGAAGCGCCGGGAGGCTTTTCAACAGCGCTATGAGCGCATGAAAAAGTACGCCTTCGAGGACGGCAATATCTTCCTCCGCCCGTGCGAGACGGAGGAGGAGCTCATCGCCGAGGGAAAGGCGCTGCACCACTGCGTCGACTCCTACGCCGAGCGGCACGCACGGGGAGAGCTCACGATCTTCCTTATCCGGCGGAAGGACAAGCCGGACGAGCCGTGGTATACGCTCAACTTCAACGAGAAGCGGCTATCGGTGACGGAGAACCGGGGCATGTGCAACTGTGCGCGCACCAAGGAGATACAGAACTTTGAAAATGCATGGCTGGAATGGATTCACTCCGGCCGGAAACGGAGGACAAGTGCAGCGTGAATGATTTGATCAAAACGGAGGACATGACGCCGGAGCAGCTGGGCGGCGAGATCCGGCTGCTGACGCGGCAGGCGCGGCAGATGGTGCTGGAATACGGCATCCAGATCGGGTATCGGCTCCAGCTTGCAAAGGACAAGGTAGGCGAGGACTTTGCCGGATGGGTGGAGCGCGAGACGGAGATCAGCAAGTCGAGCGCTTACCGCTTTCTCAAGCTCTACACCGAGTACGGATCGGCGCAGGGTTCCCTTTTGGGCGTGGACAACCTTTTCCCAACGTTGGGAAAAATCAGCGTTTCCAATGCTTTGCGGCTTTTAGCCGTGCCGGAGGAGGAGCGCGAGGAGTTCGCCCGCGAGGTGGACGCCGAGCATATCTCTGCAAGGGAGCTGGAGGACGCGATCCGCGAGCGGGACGCGGCTCGGCGGAATCTCGAAACGGCGGACCGGGAGCTGAGCGAGGCGCAGAAGGCGTTGAAAGACACCGAGGCAGAGCTTGCCGAGACGAAGGATGCGCTCGAGGACCAGCGTGTGAAGCGCGAGGACGCCGAGGACGCGGCGCAGAGGATGGAGGCGATGCTGCGCGAGGCGGAGAGCCGCCCGGTGGAGGTCGCCATCGACGAGACGGCGGTACAGAAAGCCGTGGAGGAGGCGAAGGCCGCCGCTGCGGAGGAAAAGAAAAAAGCCGTGGCGGCGCTGGAAAAGCGTCTGAGGGCGGCGGAGGACGCCGCGAAGGACGCCGGAAAGAGCGCGGGAGCGGAAGCGGAAAAGGCACGGGCGGAGGCCGAGGAGCTGCGCAAGCGGCTTGCGGCCGCGCAGAGCGGGGCAAACGAGGTGATTTTGCTCGTGAAGCTCGCGCAGGAGAACTTCAATCTGGCTGTGGAAAAGCTGCATGTGATGAAGAGCGCGGACGGCGAGACGGCGGACAAGCTGCTCGCGGGGACAAGGAAGATCTTGGAAACGCTGATCGGGAGGTGCGGATAATGGCGTTTGATGATGCGGCGCTGGAGCGGGCACTGAGGGCGGAGACGAAGCACGGGCTGACGCTCTACTGCAACGGCGAGACGCTCACGGCGCTCGGATATGAGTGGATGGCGGTCGTGCCGATGGACGGCCTGCGGGAGCGGCTGCGCGGGACGCTCGGCGCGCTGGTGGAGATGCTCGGCTACATCCCGGAGAACGACACGGTGCGGATCGTGCGCAACAAGGGCGGCTATCTCGTGCAGCCGGAGCTGCCGGAGACGGTCGGCGAGGAGATCTGCGGCTACGCCGGGGAAACGCACACCGAGGAGATCCGTCCGACCGGACTGCGTATGGGGCTGAACTTCCTAATGCAGAAAATAAACGGCGAGATCGTCGGCGTGGTGCCACGCGGGGCAAATCTGGACGTGCGCCGGTATGCGATCACGCCGGGCGGGATCGTCCGGCAGGAGGACGGCGACACCGACGAACGGCTGTACCGCCGCGGCTATCGACCGCGCGAGGACACGGACAGCGAGGCGACGCTCCGAAAGTGGCGGCATCTGGAGGTAATGAGCTGGTGCGACTGGGACGCGCCGGAGGAATAAACGTATGAGCTGCGAAGAGTGCGTCAACTGGCCGCCGAGCGCTATGAGCGGGAAACCCTGCTGTTTCTGCTATCCGGGCACGCCGATGAACTATTTTCAAAGGAAGGAGGAACAGAAGGACATGGGAAACACGGAATTTACGGAAAAGGCAAAGAAACTCGTGCGGGAGTACACCGAATACAACACGCCAGACGCACCGGTGTTTGAGGTGTACGTTGTGTGGAACGCCTACATCCTCGGAAACATGAAGGCGCTGCTTTCGACGACCGTTGAAGACGGCATGTATTACGAGGTTACATACAACAAGGCGAAGAACGAGATCTATCTGGACGCCTACAAGCACGCCGAGAACATCTGCTACACCATCTGAAATGCGAAAAAAGCCCGCCGGGAAACCGGCGGGCGGCGGCGTATTACAATTTGTTTTCTGCTTTGATTTCTGCTGCCGGAGGACGGCGGCAGAAATGAGGGCGGAAAAACCTGCGACGATACCTTATATAATTCGCGTGCGCGTGCGCGAATTTTTACGGACCTGTTAAAAGGATAACGTTACGACGAGGAGGAAAAGGAGTGTTCGCACTGATGGAGTACAAGATCATTGCCGGACCGGTGGAGGAGATCCGCCGGGCGATGATGCCGACGGCGAGAGGCAGTCAGCGCATCCGGCGGGGAACGAGAGCCAAGAAGTCCAGCATCAAGAAGATCCTCCGGAATGAGATCAATGCGGTGAAAGCCCTTGCCCGTCTGCTCAACTGCAATTTCACGTGCGGGGATCTGTGGGTTACGCTCACCTTTCCGGGGGAAGACATCGCATGGGAGACCGCTCAAGCGCGGTTCGGTCAGTTCCTGCGCCGCCTTCGGACGTCGTATCGGGAAAAAACGGGAGAGAAGCTGCGGTACATATACGCGGAAGGCAGAAAAAGTGGAGGGATGGATGCCCGCCCGCATTTCCACATCGTCCTCCCGGCGATGGACTATGAGCTGATCTGCGCCCTGTGGGAGCGGGAATGCGTTACCTACCGCCGCCTTGACGGTCGAGGGGATTATACCGGCGTCGCCCGGTACATGATCTCCAACGCCAGGGGCGAGGCGGGAAAAAAGAAATACCATCCGTCCCGCGGGCTGAAGAAGCCGGTCTACACCGAGCCGGTGCCGGTATACGCCTACAGCAAGATGAAGCTCCCGAAGGACGCTTCCATCCGCGAGCAGACCGAAACGCGGGACGAGGAGAGCGGGTTTTATTCCGCCTACGTACGCTATGTCCGCAAGGACGGGGAAAGAAAGGGCAAGTCCGCGGGCGCGTCTGTGCGTTCAACTGAAACAAATGTCAAATCCTCTGCAAAATCGGAGGTGATGCGGCGTTGAGGTTCCGACCGATGAAGGGATGCGGGACAGTATGGCAGCAGAGGATCATCCACGCCTTTCTGGAGGCATACAAAAATCTGCCGCCGCCGGAGCAGGAGAGCATCCGGAAAACGATAGAGATCACAGCGCGAGGGCAGGCCGAGGGGCGTGCCCTTGTCGCCGTTCTCTTGAAAAGCAAGACGCCGGAGACAGCGAGCCGCGAGACGAGCGTACCGGTGGGGCGGGTGTACCAGCTGCGCCGCGAGTTCTACGCGGCGTACCGCCCGATTTGAAAGGGGGAAAAAAGTAATGGCAAAGGACATAACTCCGATGCAGAAGAAATTCGTGCAGGAGTATTTGCGCAGCGGGAACGCCACAGACGCCGCGATCGCCGCGGGGTACAGCACTAAGAGCGCCGCCTCGCGGGCATCGAAGCTGCTGGAGACGCCGGGCGTGATCGAGTACCGCCGGAAGCTGGAGAAGAAGCTGTTCGACGAGATGGGCATCTCCAAGGCGTGGATTGGGCTGCGGCTGGTGGAGATCATCGAGCGCTCGATGCAAAAGACGCCGGTGCTGGAATGGAACAGCGTCACGCGGCAGAAGGAGCCGAACGGGACGTGGACGTTCGACGCCAACGGCGCTATCCGGGCGCTGCATGAGCTTACCGAGCACATGGACTTTGCCGAGGAGCAGACCGGCGCGGTCGAGAGCATTGAGGAGTGGATCCGAAAGCAAGGAGGCTCGAAGCTGTGAACCCGTGCATTGCCAAGGACTACATCGAGAGCTGTCTCAAGATCAAGACGAAGAGCGGGACGGTCGTGCCGTTCCGGCTGAACGACGCGCAGAGGAAGCTATACGCCGTCGCCAAGCGGCAGCAGGACGCCGGGAAGCCGGTGCGGCTCATCATCCTCAAGGCGCGGCAGCTCGGCTTTTCCACGCTGACGGAGGGCTTGATCTTCCACAGCTGCGCCACCCGCGAGAACGTGAACGCGCTGATCGTAGCCCACCGGGAGGACGCGACGGCGAACCTGTTCCGCATGAGCAAGCTGTTCTATGACGAGCTGCCGAAGCCCGTGAAGCCGATGCTCCGCGCCTCGAACGCGCAGGAGCTGGTATTCGAGAACCCCTCGAAGCTCCGCAGCGAGCGGGAGGCAAAGCCGGGGCTGCGCTCCCGGATCCGGTGCGCCACGGCGGGCGGGCGCGGCATCGGACGCAGCGATACGCTCCAGTGCGTGCATCTCTCCGAATACGCCTTTTGGCCGGACGGCGCGGACGGGAAAGCCTCCACGCTCGCGGGCATATTGCAGGCGGTGCCGTCCATGCCGGGAACGATGGTCGTCATCGAAAGCACGGCGAACGGCTTTGAGGACTTCAAGGAGCGCTGGGACGCCGCCGTCGCCGGGGAGAACGACTTTGAGCCGGTGTTCTTCGCGTGGTTTGAAAACCCGGAGTACGCGATGCCGGTCGTGCCGGGAACGGAGTGGACGCCGGAGGAGCGGGAGCTGCGGGACGCCTACCAGCTCTCTGACGAGCAGCTGCAATGGCGGCGCTGGTGCATTGCGAACAACTGCGGCGGGAGTCTCGATATGTTCCGGCAGGAGTACCCGGCAAGCCCGGGCGAGGCGTTTCTCCACAGCGGCACGGGCGTATTCGACAATGAGCAGATCGTGCTGCGCATGGAACGGCTCCCCTCCCCTGCCGGGCGCGGAGAGTTCATAGACGGCGAGTGGACGGAGAGCGAGAACGGCGCGATCACGCTCTACGAGCTGCCGGAGGAGGGCGTTCCGTATGTCCTCGGCGGAGATACGGCGGGCGAGGGCTCGGACTACTTCACGGCGATTGTCATCAACAACGCCACGGGCAGGATCGCGGCGGCGCTGCGGCGGCAGTACAGCGAGCCGGAATACGTCCGGCAGATCTATGCGCTGGGGCGCTACTACAACGACGCGCTCGTCGCCATCGAGACGAATTTCTCCACATACCCGGTGATGAAGCTGCAGGAGCTGGAGTATCCGAACCAGTACGCCCGCGAGCGGGAGGACACCTACACGCGGCAGATGAAGAAGAGCTACGGCTTCCGCACCGACAAACAGAGCCGCCCGCGGGCGATAGCGAACCTTGTGGACGTATTCTCCACGCACCCGGAATGGTTCACCGACCGGGAGCTGCTCGAGGAGATGCTGGTATTCTGCTACAACGAGGACCACCGCCCGGAGGCGCTTGCAGGAAAGCACGACGACCTTGTGATGGGCGCGGCGATCACCTACGCGGTACGGCACCAGCAGCGGATGACGGTTCTCACGGAGCCGGAAAAGCCGCGGGAAAAGCTCATCGACCAGGTGAAGCGGCAGAAGCGGACGAAGAGGGTGTGGTGAATAAAAAAGGAGGGCTTCTCAGCCCTCCTTTTTTACTTTCCGAACTTGGAATCGAAATATTCCTGCTCGGCTTCCTCCAGCATATCGCAGGCATCTTGAAGCTCCTGTTTGGAGTATGCCGCCGCGAGCTTTTCTGCCGGGCGGAGACCGTCCCACGCGGGGGAATTGACAAGCATCTGTGCCATTTCGAGTTTCGCCATTCTTTCACTCTCCTTGATCACGAGGGATTCGACGAAGTTGGTGAGCGTGCGGTGTTCTTTGTCCGCCGCTCGCTGGAGTTGTTCTTTCATTTCCGGCGTGAGCCGGAGATTCACACGTTCGGACTTGCTCATCAGATGTCCTCCGCGCCCTTGTGCGCGTGCTTCCATGCCGTGCGGAGAACATCGTTTATACGGCGCTCGTCCTCGTCGCTGATCTCCTCGGCGTCGGGATCGTCCATGAAGTCGCGCATCCATTCCGGTTGCCATCCGGCATCGGAGATGAAGTCGTCGAGCTGATCGGCGGCGTAATGCGTGGCATCGCATTCGAGCATTGCCAGCACCTCGGAATACGGGATCGGGCAGCTCTCGATCTCCTGCCAGTACACCGCCCGCGGCTCTTCCTTGGTCTCGTCGAACAGAACGCTATAGAGCTTGCCGTCCTCGCCGGTGCAGATCGGCTCGAAGCCATCAGCCAGCTGATCGAGCAGCCCGGCGGCGTAGTTCTCGCCGCGGGTGCGGCGGATGTCTGCCAGCACGTCCGCGTCGCACTGCACGGGGGCGCCGGTGAATCGGTAGCCGCGGCGCAGCAGCCCGCGATCGGCAGGGTAGTTAACGAACGGAACACGTTTGAATTTCATTTTTTTCTCCCCCCTTGATTAAAGATCGTTGCTATCGAATCCGCCGTCAGCGATTCCTGCTGCGGAGTAAGCCTTCCAGTCAATGGGCAGGTCCTCGTTCGACCTGCTCGGATCGAGATCATCGCGATCAACGCGGAATACCCAGATGTGCCGCTGCTTGCGCTCGCGCTCCGTGAGATGCCGCCACTGATCACGGGCGCTGGAGTTCGCCTCCTCCAGAGTGCGGAACGCGCTCTCCCAGATGTCACCGTCGCCGCTGATCGGCTCGTCTTGAGCGATATAAACGTGATCGAGGGTTGTCCATTCGTTGGCATTCTCGGAAGTAAATTCATTTGTGAATTTCATTTTTGTTCTCCTTTCGGGGTGCTTCCCCCCTTGACTTTGTACTTACATTGTACACCAATGTGAGTACAAAGTCAAGGGGGAAATAAAGAAATTTTCGTATTCTCTCCGTGTTCGATTCGGACACCGTCCGCTGCACGTTTGTTCTTGTTAAGGGTGTTTTGGGGGTGGCGGGGGCGCTGAGGTGCGATATTGCCGTTGTACCCGTCAGCGAAGATCCTGCATGTGCCACGAATGACGAGTATACAAACGGGTAAAAATTCACAGTGTTTTTTGAGCCGGAGCGGGAAACCGCTCCGGTTTTTCATTTTTCGGAGCCGGAACCGCCTGTTATTCCAACGGGTTTGACGATTCGTGAAAAGTAAACAAAGAAGTTGTCGGCACAGGACAGATATTGCGGGTTACCCTTTAATCAGCAAAAAAATACATCGCGGCGACGGCAGTACAGTCGCAGAAAGGACCCACATGGACGAGAACATGGAAAACGAAACTCTGGACGAGGGAACAGAGGGCGGAGCCGTATCCGCAGAGACCGGCGAAGGAGCGGGAGAACCCGCAGGCGAAAAGAAGCAGGAGACCGCCGACCCTGCCAGACAGAGCCGGGAGGACAACGCCAGATTCCAGGCGGCACGCAAGGCGGGAGAGGACGCCGGATTCAAGCGTGCGCAGGACCGATTCCGCAAGGCGTTCGCCAAGCTGGGCATGACCGAGGACGGCGGCGACGCGGTAGACTCGCTGGACGGGCTGGAGGCATACGCCGACCGGGTGCGCCGGAAGCGGCTGCAAACCGCCGCGGAGGAATCGGGACGGACCGTTGAGGATCTGGAGGAGGAAGAGGACGCCAAGGAGGCGCTCCGGCAGCAGAAGCGCGAGAAAGCCGCGCAGGACAAGGTCAGAGCCGAGGAGGATAGACACAACGAGTGGGTGCGGCAGGACGCTGCCGCGTTCGTGAGAAGCCACCCGGACGTGGATCTTGCCAAGCTCGACGGCAATGCGAAGTTCCGGAAGTTCTGCGGGAGCAGGTACGGACGTGAGCCGCTGAGCGAGCTCTACGAGGACTGGCAGGAGTTTGCCGGAGAGGACGCCGTAGGAAAGGCGGTAGGAAAAAGCGCCGAGAAAGCGGAGCGCTCCACGGGAGCGGGAAGCGGCGGCGTATCGGAGGGGCTGACGGCCGCCCAGCAGCGGGCGCTCGACGAGTGGAATCGAGAGTATCCGCAGATGAAAATGACCGCAAAGGAATTTTTGAAACGCTGAAAGGAGAAGAAAAATATGCATCCTATCCAGAACGTGGACGGCGGCAGCGTGCTGCAGACCGCCCACAACTATCCCATCGACGCGGCGACTGCGATTGACGCGGGCGCCGTTGTAAAGATCGCGGCCGGCAAGGTGACGCTTGCGGCGGCGAAGGAGACCGGAGCGATTCTCGGCATTGCCGCAGAGTTCCACTCCGGCACGGAGGACGCGCTGAATCTGCGTGCAAACGGCACGGAGATCAAGGTATGCGACAACCCGACGCTGATCTTTGAATGCCCCGTGCCGACGATCAAGGCGGCTTCCGGCAGCGCCACGACCATTGTCCCCGCCGAGGGCGATGTGGACGCCGCCGCGGCGGACGACGCCTTCAACAGCGCGGTGCTGGTGCTGCGCGAGAAAGCCGCGAGCAGCGCCAACACGGACGCGATCGGCACACAGATCGTTGTGACGGACTACACGAAGACCGGCACGGTGATGACCAAGGCGAGCGGCGGCACGCCGAGCGCCGGCGACGTGTACGAGGTATACCCCGTGATCGGCGCAGCCATCGGCAGCATCGCGAGTCTGAACGACAAGCGCACGGGTCTGACGCTCGCAGCGGCGGGCGCGACGAAGCTGCGCTGCGTCGGTCACGATTACGACCGACGCACCGTGAAGCTCATGGTCATCGGTCATGCGCTGACATGATAGAAGGAGGAAAAGAAAATGCCTAATATTTTTGAAAACTGGAAGACCGACAACTACAAGTTTGTCGGCAAGGCGTTCGACTTTGCGTATGCCGACCGTCTGAACAAGCTCTCCCCCGTCATCGGCGAGGTGAACGCCAAGAGCATCGACTATGAGCTGACCGGCTCCGGCGGCTACGGCGAGATGGCGGAGTATGACGGCAGCAATCTGAATACCGGCAGTCTCAAACGCGGCTTCAAGACCGTCATCACGCCGGTGGAGTACACGCTCTCCATCCCCGTCGGCTACAAGCAGGCGAAGATCGACAAGATGGGCGAGACGAAGAAGGTCGGCTCGAAGCTCGGCGACAGCGCGGCGCTCACGGTGTATCTGCACGTGCTGCGCATGTTCGCCAACGCATGGAACGCCGACGGCCGCCACAACGGCGGCGACGGCGTAAGCTGGGCGAACGCCGCGCACCCGGTCGCCTCCCGCGGATCGAAGGGACGCAGATTCGAGGCGGACACCGACGCCGGGACGTATTCCAACATCTCCACGGACGCCTTTTCCGTTTCCGCCATCACGGCGGCGCAGGCTCGCGCCAACCGCTTTGTCACGCCGGACGGAATGCCGTTCCTGTGCGATTTTGACACCGTTCTGATCGCGCCCGAGCTGGAGGAAAAGGCGAAGAAGATGTTCGGCGAGAACGCCCGTCTGATGCCGACGCAGAACCCGGAGGACAACACGAACGCCGCGAACCCCGTGTATGGTATGCGCTATATCGTCATGGGCGGCGGTGCGGACGGCTTCACGGGCAAGCAGTGGGCGGTGTGCGACCGCCGCCTGATGAAGGAAATCGTGAACATCGTCTACAACACGCGCCCGACCGTCATGCAGCAGGAGCAGGATAACCCGCTGGTGGATCTGTACACGGCGTATGCCGACTTCGGCGTGGGCTGGGGCGACGCCCGGCAAATCATCTTCGGCGATCCGGGCTGACGCTTCAAAGTGAGACAGGAGAAACGAATGATGAAAATCGACCGCGTGCTCGCCGTTTCGGCGGGCACGAAGGAGACGGCGGTGGACTGCCACTGTCAGTGCGCCGTCGTTTCCAACAACAGCGCGAACGTGGTTTACATCGCGCCGCACGACCCGAACAAGGCGCTCACGGCGGCGGCAGGCTTCCCTATTCCGGCGAACACGGTGCTTCAGGTGCCATTTGCCGCCGGAGTGCTTGCCGTCGTAGCGAGCGCGGCAAACAGCGATGTTCGCATAATGCTGATGGACTGAAAGGAGAGAAAATGAGCGACGCCGTTCTCGCCGCCCTCATCACGGGCGGGCTTTCCCTCATTGGAATCTTCCTTTCCGCCAAAGGCACGCAGAACAAGCTCATTGCCGCACAGGATAAGCAGCAGGCGGTATTCAACGAGCAGATAAAGGAGCTTACACGCGAAGTGCGCGAGCACAACAACTTTGCCCGGAGAATGCCGGTTGTAGAGGAACAGATCAAGGTGATCAATCACAGGATCGCAGATCTTGAACATCAGAAAGGAGAAAGTTAATGGAAATTCTCGGAATTGCATCGGTAGCCGCTATCACGGTCATTGCCTACATCGTGGGGCTGGTCGTGAAGAACACGGCGATGGACAACAAATGGATCCCGTGCATTGTCGGGATCGTCGGCGGCGCTCTCGGAGCGCTTGCCATGAAGATCATGCCGGATTATCCGGCAACGGACTACATCACGGCGGTAGCCGTAGGCATTGTATCCGGACTTGCCGCAACGGGCGTGGATCAGCTCGTCAAGCAGCTGAGCGAAAACTGATATTACTTACCAAGGGAACAGGGCGGGGAGACTCGCCCTGTTTTCGGTAAGTAAGGAGGAAACAACATGACACTGGAAGAAGCGAAAAACAAGGTATATATGCTCCTCGACGAGCACAGCGCGGGCGGCGAGATCGAGCATGACGAGGACATCGAAAAGAAAATGACGGCGTTTTTCGACATGGCGCAGAAGACGCTCGCGCAGATCAAGAAGATCCTCCGGGAGGAGGTCATTGTCCCAACGTTGGGAAAAACCGTCTACGCCATGCCGGAGAATTTCTACTCGCTGTACCGGATATGGGCGGACGGGAAGAATGCGACACGGCGCTTCCGATGGATGGGCGGGAAGCTCGTCATTCCGGAGGGATACGCGGAGGTGACGGTCGAATATTTCGCCATGCCGCAGACGATCCCGACGGATGCGCCGGACAGCTACAAATTTGAGATCGAGCCGGACGCCTGCGAATGTATGCCGTACTACGTGGCGGCGCAGCAGCTCCTGCCCGACCTCATAATGGACTACGGCTCAATGCTGCAGATGTACAACTACCAGGTTTCCCTCCTCAAAACGACGCAGCCGGGCGAGAACCGGCGCGTGACGCAGAGCCTGTGGAGGTGAGAACGTGGCGAAGAAAACAGGAGTAAGCATCCAGCAGAGAATCTACAAGACGTTCCGGGGCGCGGACTTTTCCACAGACCCGTCGCTGGTGGATTATTCCCGCAGCCCGCTGTGTACAAACATCGTGGCGGACGGCGGCGGGATGCCGCAGAAGCGGACCGGCTGGCGCACGCTATGGCGGAAGGACAAGCCGGTTTACGGGCTGTTCGCCGGGAAATTCAACGGCACGGAGAAGAAGCTCGCGCACATCGGGACGAAGCTCTACGCATGGGACGACGAGACGGCGCCGGCGGAAATCCTCGCAGGGCTGCCGGAACGGCGCTCCCGGGCGGTTTATCTCGCGGGTAAGCTGTGGATCGTCACGGGAGCGGGATTCTACGTCTACGACGGCACAGCGGCGCACAGAGCGTCGGAGAGCGCCTACATCCCGACAACGGTCATTACCCGGATGCCGACGGGCGGCGGGAAAAGCTACGAGAATGTGAATATGCTCACGCCGTACCGAAAAAACGCCTTTCAGACCGACGGCACGGCGACGGACTTCCAGCTGGACGGCGACATCGACGCGAGCGGGACGGTGAAGGTCTGGGTGTTCGGCGAGGAAACGACGGCGTTCACGCTCGACCGGGAGAAAGGCATTGTGAAGATGGCGACCGCGCCGGAAAAGCCGCTTGCCGGGTCTGAGGACGGGCTTGTGGTGCAGTTTCCGCACACGGTAGAGGGCTACACCGAGCGTATCGACAAATGCACGGTCATCACGACCTACGGCATAGGAACGAACGACCGGGCGGTGCTGAGCGGGAATCCGGAGCTGCCGAATGTGGACTGGACGAGCGGGCTGAACGATCCGACGTATTTTCCTGACCTCCTCTACAACGAGGTCGGGAGCGAGGCGACGGCGATACAGGGGTACTGCCGTCTCGGGCGCTCGCTCGGCATCGTGAAGGAGGACAACGGGCAGGACAGCACGATCTATCTCCGTACCGCAGAATTGCAGGACAGCGAGATCGCCCAGCCGCAGCAGCAGGCGGTCGCGGGTGTCGGGTCCATCGCGCCGGGGAGCTTTGCCTCATTGCTGGACGATCCGCTGTTTCTATCGCGCACGGGCGTAATGGCGGTCGCCACGAACTCCTACACGAGCGAGAAGATCACGCAGGGGCGCAGCTTCTATGTGAACAACCTCCTCAACGACGAGGAGAGCCGCGCACAGGCGGAGGCGGTGATCTGGAACGGAATGTACATGATCGCCTTTCCGAACGGTCACGTCTACGCGCTGGACGGGCGGCAGAACAAGACCTACCGGAGCGCGGCGCTCGGCGACTATGTGTATGAGGGATACTATTTCGAGAACATCCCTGCCTCCTGCTGGCTAAACCGGCGAGCGGGCGATACGGAGGAACTTTATTTCGGCACGGCGGACGGGCGGATCTGCAAGTTCAACACGGATAAAGAGGACATGAGCCGCTACAGCGACGACGGCGCGGCGATCTCCGCCGTGTGGGCGACAAAGTACGACGACGACGGCACCCCGGCGGTGCTGAAAACGCTCTTAAAGCGCGGCTGCTGCGTGACGATCAAGCCGTACACGCGCTCGAGCGCGGAGGTGTTCATCCGCGCCGACCGCACCGGCGGACACGAAAAGCGCGTCGCCGGGAAGCCGATGGACATTCTCGACTTTTCGGACATCGACTTTGAGCGCATCACGTTCAGCACGGACGAAAGTCCGCAGGAGATCTTCGTCAACCGCAAGGTGAAGAATTATAAGCGGTTGCAGATCATCGTGCGCAACAGCGAGCCGAACGAGGGCTTCGGCATTTTCCAGATCACAAAGCACTATGTAACGGGCAATTACGCAAAGAGGTGAAGAAATGAGCATACAGGAACAGAAGATTACGCAGGAAGCCATTGCGGCAAACGGCGTGCAGAGTCAGGCGGATAAGCTGACCGGAACGGCGGCGCAGAACAAGAAGGTGTTCGACGCGCTCGTCACGGCGGTCGTCCGGGAGAAATTCAACGCGCTGCTCGACGAGCTGACCGGCAGCGGGTGCGCCGCGCAGCTCGGCGTTGCGACGATCCCCGGCTTTTCGGCGTCCGACATCCAAACGGCGCTCGAGCAGCTTGCACAGGCGATGCAGGACGTGACGCAGGGCAGCGTATCGGACGGGAGCATCACGCTTGCCAAGCTCGCTGCGGAGGTGACGGCCGTCGCCCTCGGCGGCGCGGCGGCGGAGCATACGCACGCCGCCGCGGACGTGGTATCCGGCACGCTGGAGCTTTCGCGTCTCCCCGTGCTGGATGCGGCGCACGTTCCGGTGCTGGGCGCGGATAAGCTCGGCGCGGGCAGCGTCGAAACGGAAAAGCTCGCCGCGGCGGCGGTCACGGCGGAAAAGCTCGCGGCGCTCGCTGTGCTTTCGACGCATATTTCCCCGGGTGCGGTCACGGCGCAGAAGCTCGCCGCCGACGCGGTGAAGCTGACGTTCACGAATACGACCGTGGAAGCGGCGTCGTTCACCGCGGACGAGACCTACGGGGACTTTCCGTACCGCGCCGCCGTGCCTCTTACGGGCGCGGCGGAAGCGATGACGCCGGAGGTCGTGTTCGGCGTGACGGACGCCATGAGCGGGACGTTCGCTCCCGTGGCGGAGAGCTATGCCGGGGGCGTGTATATCTACGCCGCCGAGATTCCGTCCGCCGCCGTGACGATCCCGACGATTCTTCTTTGGAGGTGAGAGCATGATCGGAAGAACAAACTGCGGTGCCGGAGGCGGCGGAAAGATCACGCTCACGCTCTACGGCGGCAAAGGCGAGGTTATCACCTACACGGGTGCGGAGACCGGCACGGTCACGCTGGACGACAGCGGCGTCGGCTTTGCCATGGTGAAAAAGGGCGTGTACCAGTTCAGCGCCGGTCTTTCCGGCATGACGCTCTCCAAACCGTGCAGCGATGACACAACGGCACGTCTGCGCCCCGAGCGTTTCATCTACTGGTACGGCGTTCTCGGCGCCACCATCACGCATTCCGGCACGGGCGGCATCTCGTATGGCGCTACGTCCTTTACGCTGTCCACCAGCGGCGAAAACTGGAGCTATGCCAAGAGCGATATTGACTGCTCGCAGGATACAAAGCTCTCCGTGGCGTGCGGGAACGTGACGCGGGTATCCTCCTACAGCCGAATGGAATACGGCAGCAAGGATATTAACCTCGCCAAGAACGCTACGGCGTCCCTCACGTTCACGTACAGCGCGTCCAACAAACCGACGCTGCGGATCTTCGACTATCAGAATGCCCACGACAGTGCAGTTATCAAGGAATGGTATCTCGGAAACAGGGAGGCAGGATAAATGAACGGCATCGACATTTCCCAATGGCAGGGCGACATCAACCTTGCGCCGTATCAGAACGGCTTTGTCATCGTTCGCGGGGGGTTCTGGACGAGCGTGGACCCGTGGGCGGAGCGGAATATCGCCAAGTGCGACGCGCTCTCCATCCCGTGGGGGCTGTACTGGTATTCCTACGCTCTCAACGAGGAGCAGGCGCGGGAGGAAGCGGCGGCGTGTCTCAAGTTCCTGAACGGCAGAAAGCCCCGGCTCGGCGTCTGGTTCGACATGGAGGACGCGGACGGCTACAAGGCGAAAAACGGCTTTCCGACGGACGAGACAATCACGGCGATGTGCAAAGCGTTCTGCGGCGAGCTGCAAAGCGCGGGCATCCGCACGGGCGTATACGCCAGCCTGAGCTGGTTTGAAAGCCACATCGGCGAGACGGGGTTCGACAAGTGGATCGCGGCGTGGGGCGCGAACGACGGGGAAAACTATCCCGATCTCCGCGACCGGTGCATTCTGCACCAGTACCGGGGCGCTCCGCTCGATCTCGACGTGATGTATGTGCCGCTGAGCTACTTTGACGGCGAGCCGCTGCCGGAATCGCCCGCACCGGAGGACAGGACGGTGAACGTCACGGCGATGGCGCGGGAGGTCATCAATGCCCAATGGGGCAACGGCGAAGAGAGAAAACAGAAGCTCGGTACGTGGTTCTACGATCTCGTGCAGAGCGAGGTAAACCGGATTCTGGGGGTATGACATGAAAAAACGAAAGAAAAAGCCCGACGATAATATTATCGTCGGGTACGACTATTCCACACAGGAGATGCGGGAGACGACGGCGGACGCGCTGTTCCGCCGGGCAAAGGCGGCGCGTACCGCCGTAGAAACCGAGTGGGAGCGGTACAACGACTACTACAACGGCATCCATGACGCGACGCGGGACATGATCGAATACTGCCGCGACAACGACATTCCGTGGCTGCCGGCAAACATGCCGGACCCGTACATCCTTGTCGAGAGTCAGATCGAGCCGAACGTGCCGGAGCCAGAGTTCCGCGGGCGCGACGACGATCTCGACAGCACGATGGCGAAGCGGCGCGAGTTTGCCGTGCGGTATATCGCGGAGAACAACCGCCTGTCCGACATGAACACGCGCAACGAGCGGCGGCTGCTGAAGCTCGGCGACGCCTTCTGGAAGGCGTACTGGGATAAGGATATGCGCTGCGGCGTGAACGAGGGCGACATCCGGATCAAGGATGTGCCGACGGAATCCATTTTCCCGGATCCGTCCATCCGGGACGGCACACTGCAGGACGGGCAGTTTGTGGACTACGTATACACAATCCACAAAGTTAAATTCTGCCAGCTCTACAAGCGGGAGCTGGAAAAGCAGGGGCTGACCGCGGAGGACATTCTCAGCTCGGACTACGTCTCCCGCACGGGACTTTTTGATTTAACGACGGCGATTGACGACGTGGACGACACGGTGCAGATTCTCGAACACTGGTTCCGCCAGCCGGTCGAGACGGTCATAGACGGCGAGACGGTCCCCGCCGGGGCGGTCGCCTGCTCGGTGCAGGCGGGCGGACGTGAGCTGAAGTACATCCCCAACTACTGGAAGAGGACGTGCAAGCAGAACAGGCTCTTCCCGTTCGTGCATTACTGGCGCATTCAGGACGAAAACCGCTTCTGGAACAAGAGCGAGCTTGCCGCGATTCTCGATCTCGTGGACGCCGCGGACCGGAAGCTCGCAATGAGCATTCTGAACGACACGTTCCTTGCGAACGACATCCTGCTTGTAGAGGACGGAGCGCTCGCCGACGGCGAGGAGCTGACGAACGAGCCGGGAACGGTAGTACACCTCAAGCAGGGGCGCATGGGCGGCGTGCAACGGCTCGGCGGCTTGCAGAGCATTGCCAACGGGGCGATGGGGATTGAGTTCTTCAAAAATCAGATCGAGCGCACGAGCCGCAACTACGACACCAACACCGGCAAGGAGACGACCCGCGTCACGACGGCGACGGGCATTGCCCTGCTGCGGCAGGACGCGCAGGAGCAGTCGAGCATCAAGAGCGCGGACCGCGCCGCCGGGTTTGAACGGCTCTACGAGCTGCTGGACTGGTCGGCGCTGGAGTTCTTCGACGACGACCGGATGCTGTACATCGGCGCGGACAAGCTGAAGGACCGCGAGGCGCAGGCTATGCCGTTCAACGCCGACAGCTTCACGGCGGTCATGCCGGCGGTGATGGACATGGCAGGAAACATTGTGCGCGACGAATGGGAGTATTTCCCCCGGGTGGACGTGACGATCACGGCGGGAGACAGCATTGCCCACGGCAAGGCGCAGACGCTGAGCGCACTGCAGGCGCTCACGCAGAGCCAGATCACGGCGGACAACTGGAAGCTCTACGCAGCGCAGCTCGATCTTATCGACCTGCCGGGCAAGCAGGAGATCATTGATGAATGGAAGCGGAAATTCGGGGTGCCGGAGACTGCAATCCCTCAGTCGCCTGCGGCGACAGCTCCCTTTACACAAGGGAGCCTTTCACAGGGGGGTATTGACGCGGCGAGCCTTGAGGGAGCGATACCGGGGGCGCAGAGTCTCCCGATGCTGGGGGGTGCGCCGGTATGAAGTGCCCAAAATGCGGCATTGAAATGACCAAGACGAACGCGACAAAATGGGTCTGCCGAAACCCGAAGTGCATCAACTATCCGAGAGGAGAACAGAAAAATGGCTAAAACGTATGAGCCGGTGTATTCCGCCGCGAACGTCGGAGTAAACAAAACGGATTACACCTCTCCGAGATCCAACGCGAACCAGACGCCGAGCAACACAAACAAGGGCGGATACAGCAAGGAGTATACCGAAGCGATACGGAACAAAAATTATACGCCGCCGGGGTATTATCGTGACGGATTCGGGCTGCTGCTTCCGGGAAAGGAGCCGCCGGGACTGTCGGCGGCGGCAGAGGAAGCGTGGGAAAACGCCAAACCGCCCGCGGCGTCGGAGACGCCGGCGACGCCGGCGAATCCGGCAAACGGCTGGGACTGGGACTACATCGAGCGTCTGCGCCGGGAGCAGACGCAGCCGAAGGTGACGTATGTCGATGAGGACGGGAACGCCAAGAAAGGCACGACGGACGGGACGACGGAGGAGACGCCCGCAGAGCCGAAGCGGACGTACCTCGACGAGCTCCGCGACCAGTACCAGAAGATGTACGACGACGCCGTGAAGGCGAACAACGACGCGGCGAAGGCCGCCGCCGAGCGGGCGCTCGGGCAGGTGGAGCAGGGCGTCGGGGAGCTGGGGACGCAGTACGGGAATCTCAACAAGCAGCTCTACCGCGACTACATGGAGAGCCTGCGCACTCTGCCGCAGGAGATGGCGGCGCGGGGGTACTCCGGCGGCATGAGCGAGTCCGCCCGGCTGGGACTGGACACCGCCTACGGCGAGCGGCTCAACGAGAACGAGGCGGCGCGGCTCGCCGCCATTGCGAAGCTGCGGGAGCGGGGCGCGGACGCCGAGTATCAGGCGAACGCCGCGAGGGACCAGGCGAACGCGCAGGCGCAGCAGAATCTCTATGCCAACCTTGCGAACCTCCTTGCACAGCAGCAGCAGGATAAGGCGCAGCGGGCGGAGAACATGGCACAGTACGGCGACTTCTCCGGCTATCTCGATCTCGGCTACACGGAGGACGAGATCGCGAAGATGAAAAAGGCGTGGATCGCGGCGAACCCGTCCCTTGCACGGACGCTCGGCTACGTCTCCGCGCCGGCGGCGCCGTCGTACAGCGGGTATTACTACGGCGGAAGCAAGGACACAAAGAAAAACGGACGTAATATGCTGTCTGAAGCGATCAATTTGCGCCGAGGCGGGACGCCGTACAAGGACATTGCAAACGCAATTGATGCAGAGACTTCCGAAGGAAACATCACGAAAGACCAAGCGGAAGCAATCAAGCGAGCGACGATAAGCAGTGGTCTGGATGACGCAATGAAGGCGCTGAAAAACAACAAGTAACACCGCCGGAAAGGGAGAAACAATGAGCCTGACAGAACGAATTTACGGAAAGCAGGGGGCAACCGGAAATACGGCTGCCTCCTCGGGCGAGCCGTCGCTTGCAAAACACATTTACGGAAAAACAGGGATGACCGAAAATGCAGTCGCTTCTTCGGACGAGCCATCGCTCGCCAAGCGCATTCAGCAAAGCCGGACGCCGCCGTCGCTCTATGCCGACGCGGCGGCGCAGCTGAGGCAGCAGAGCGGGAACGCTGCCCGCGGCTCGACCTCGGTTCTCAAAACCATCTTCAATAAAGCGGACGACCGCACGCCGACGCTGTACTCCGGGAAATACGCCGATTATATGAAAGCGGGAGACTATTCCGAGCTTTCCAAAAGCGCCGGCAGCAAGCGGCAGTTTTTCGGCGACGAGAAATACGATTACATCAACAACATTGCGAATTTCCGGTCACAGGCGGATCTGGCGCAGGCGCAAGGACGCGGGGGCGACTACGGCAAGTACGCCTTCATGACGAGCGACGAGGTCGGCGTATACAACTACCTCTACGCCACGCAGGGCAGAAGAGCCGCCAACCGGTTTCTGAGCGACATCGAGCCGGAGCTGGACAAGCAGTGGTTTTCCG